ACAGGGTGCATGTGTTCACGATGCGAGAGTTCGTCCCTCTGGTTGACGAGTACGACGGCTCGCTCCGCGCTGGCATACGGTTCTGGCAGCTCGACTCCAACCGACCCATGAACGCCGTGCTGTACGAGCAGGACGGCTACACGACCTACCAGACGGGCACCAACGGCGGGCTGGTCGAGACGAAACCGAAGACGGCCTACAAGGTGACGTATGTGTACACCGATGCAGACGATGACGCGCTCGACGTCATAGAGGAGAACTACAGCTCGCTGCCAATCGTCCGCATGTACGGCTCGCGCCTCAAGCAGAGCACGCTCGTCGGCATGCGCGAGGCCATCGACTCATACGACCTGATACAGTCTGGGTTCGCCAACGACCTGAGCGACTGCGCCCAAATCTTCTGGCTTGTCGAGAACTACGGCGGCATGGATGACGAGGACTTGGCGGAGTTCCTCGAGAAGCTGAAGCTCAACCATGTCGCCAACGTGGACACGGCATCTGGCGGTCACGTCGAGCCTTACACTCAGGAGATACCGCACGAGGCCCGCAAGGCCTATCTGGATGACATACGCGCCCGCATCTACGAGGACTTCGGGGGGCTTGACGTCCACACCGTCGCGGCAGGCGCGACCAACGACCACATCGACGCGGCGTACCAGCCGCTCGACGAGAACGCCGCCGACTTCGAGCACTGGGTTTCCGACGCAATCACGCAGCTCCTTGCGCTGCAAGGAATCGAGGACACGCCCATCTTCAAGCGCCAGAGGATAAGCAACCAGAAGGAGCAGGTCGAGATGCTCGTGCAGGAGGCCGCGTGGCTGGACGAGGCAACCATCCTTCGCAAGCTGCCGAACCTGACCCCTGACGAGGCTGTTGCCGTGATGCTCGCAAACGAGGACGCCGACATGGAGCGGTTCGGCGTCGGCGGGGAGGGTGAGAATGAGGGCGAATAGCGACCTAGGCCTGATGATGCCCGAAGTGCGACTGTTCCACAGCCGCAAGAAGTTCAAGAAGTACTACAAGAAGCGGTACGGCGAGAAGCCAGAGCTGTTCGACACCGAGGGACAGATGACCTACCGTGACGGCGAGGCCCTTGTGCTCATGACCTACGTTGGCAGGGAGGAATCCGAGCTGGGGCTTCTCGTGCACGAGGCGTACCACGCCGCAGTGGCCCACATGACCCTTCTGGGCGAGGACGAGGCGGGCGAGGAAACCATGGCCTACCTGGTTCAGAGCATATCGCACGGCCTGTTCGTCGCGCACCGAAAGTGGAGGAAGCGCAAGGGTCTGGTAGACTAGACTGGACCCGCCCACACGGGCTGGCTGAGCCTGAACAACAGCCGGAAACCAACAGGCCCTCTTGGCGGTGTGGGGCAACGCCTTGAATTGGAGAGAGCATGGCAGACCAAGCGCACGAGTGGACAGACGAGCAGATAGATGACCTAGCAAAGAGGATGTGGCAGGCATATTCTCAGGCCGCTAACGAGATGCAGGACAAACTTGAGAAGTGGCTTGAGGTGTTCGACAGTCAGAACAGGGCTTGGAAGAAGGCTGTCGGCATCGGAATAAAGACTCAGGAAGAGTACGACAAGTGGCTCGCCGACCGTGCTATGGAGCGTTCTTGGCAAGAGGACATGATTAACACGCTCGTCTACGATGCCGTCAACGCCGACGTGAGGGCAAGGCAGCTAGTCTATGACGAGATACCGTCAATCTACGCTGAGAACGCCAACTATGCGATGTACTCCATCGAGCGTCAGGCTGGGCTTGATACAGCCTTCACCCTCTACAACCAAGACTCAGTAAGGTTCCTCATCGAGCAGGACAGGCAGCTTTTCCCCGAGATAGACGTCGAGAGGGATACGGCTTGGCACAGGCAGAAGTTCACCGCAGCGGTCACGCAGAGCATCCTCCAAGGCGAGTCGATACCACAGGCTGCGGCACGCATGTCGCTAATCGTCAAGATGGACGAGAGGGCTGCTGAGAGGGCCGCGAGAACCGCCATAACCTATGCAGAGTCGAGCGGAAGGCAGAGGTCGTTCGAGCGTGCCGAGTCCATCGGGATACCGCTAAAGAAGAGGTGGCACGCCCACATCGACGGCAGAACGCGACTTGCACACAGGCAAGCGGACGGACAGACCGTAGGCGTGCATGAGAAGTTCAACGTTGACGGCTACATGATGACAGGGCCGGGTGACCCGACCGCCCCCGGGTATCTCGTATACAGCTGTAGGTGCAACCAAGTCGGGGACGTAGACCGCGATGACATACCGCCAGCGGTCGTTCACCGATACAGCAAGCTGCCGAAGAACGTATCATACGAGGACTGGAAGGCTGGCAGGTACGTCACCGACCGCTTCAACGAGGAGACCGACGAGAGCAAGAAGGAGCGCGGAGTTGAGTAGCGAGGTAGGCGGCATCACTGTCAAGACGGACAACACCAAGCTGGTGGGAGAGGCGCTGAAACGCGCAATCATGTCAGGGCTTGAGGAGATAGGCATCGACTGCGAGCACATCGCGAGCGAGAACGCGCCTTACGACACGGGACGTCTGTCGGCAAGCATCACCCACGTCATAGACGCAGGCGAGCAGGCGGTCTACGTAGGGTCTAACCTTTTTTACGCGCCGTTCCAAGAATTAGGTTCATCAACCTACAAGGGATGGAACGGCGGGAAGGGTTTTTTGCGACCAGCAGCAACGGAGAATGCCGAAAGATACAGGGCAATCATGGAGAAGCACCTAGAGAACGCCTAGAAGACTTCCTACCACCGCTTCTAGGACAGGGTTGAACAGGGCCTAGGGATGTGATATACTAGGCCCTACGCAGGACGTAGTAGACGGGAGTTTGATATGAAGTTCGAGTATTTCAGGGCAGACCACACCACCACCATCGAAGAGGCGAAGCGTCAGTACCACAGGCTGTGCCTCCGCTGGCACCCAGACCGACCTGACGGTGACCTGAAGGCCATGGGCATGCGCTGGGCACCGAAGAAGCACCTGTGGTACAAGGCACCGAAGAACTGGAAGCGCAAGCACCACGGCGAGCTGACGATGGACGAAATCAGGAACCGCTTCGGCTCCCAGAAGGTGGAGACGGAGAAGCAGGCCGCTCTGACGGCATAGAGAAGGGAGATTGAAATGAAGTGTCCGAAATGCGGTAGTGAGAGGGTCACAGTATCCGTGATTAACGAGGTGCATCTGGTAGACAAGCACCACGGCCTCGTCTGGTGGCTTCTGGTCGGGTGGTGGTGGATTGCAGTCAAATGGCTGTTTCTCACCTTGCCTGCGCTAATCGTGAAGATATTTGGTCACAAGAAGCAGACCACAAAGAACACCAAGGTCAAGATTTGCGTTTGCCAAAACTGCGGCAACGCATGGAAGATTCGCTAGAAGGGATGGAAGCGCAGGCATCGGGGCGAGTTCACGATGGACGAGATTCGCAGTCGGTACGGGTCTCAGAGCGTCGGGAAGCCTCGTGCGAAGGCACTGAAGGACTAGGACGGAGGAAGTCGTGAGCAAGTACAGCAGGGGACGGGCGTTCGAGTACGCCGTCCGCGATGACATGAGGGGAAGGGGGTTCGTGGCAATACGGTCACCCGCATCGAAGTCACCAGCCGACGTCTACTGCATGAGCCGTGACATGGACGTCCTGATTCAGTGCAAGGCGGACGGCAAGCTGCCACCGAAGGAGTGGAACGACTTCATGGCCTACTGCGATAAGGCGGGTGCGATTCCCGTCCTGGCCATGAGGGACAACAGGGGCAGGGGCATAGTCTACAAGCTGTTGACCGACAGAAAGAGGCGTGGTGGCAGACAGCCGATGGTTGACTGGATTCCACCAGAGAAGGAGTAGAGATGGGGGAGGTTACAAGTGGCAGTTAGTTTCAGACCTCTAACTGAGCGGGAAATTGAGGTACGCGTCTCTCGCGTGACCAATGCGGGAGTCGAACTGCTTCTCTTCAAAGATGCCCGTTGCGACATGCGCATCCTTGACGAGACTTTCGGCGTCATGGGCTGGCGCGACTCGTACCAGAGCATCAACGGCGAATTGTTCTGCACAATCGAGGTCTGGGACGAGCAGAAGAGCCAGTGGATTGCCAAGCAGTCGAACGGCACGCCGTCCAACATGGAGGCCGAGAAGGGTCGCGCTTCTGATGCATGTAAGAGGGCTTGCTTCATGTTGGGCATCGGGCGCGAGCTTTACACCGCCCCGCGAATCTTCGTCTACGCCGACAAGTGCAAGTCGCTCAAGCAGGGCAAGAACGGCAAGATGCAGTGCTACGACCATTTCTCGGTGGCAAAGGTAAAGGTTGTCGATGGCCGCATAGTCGGTCTGGCAATCAGGAACGACGATACGGGCAGGGTTGTCTTCACCTATGTTGAGGACGGATATGGGAAGGAGCGGTAATGGAGCTGCCTGACAACTTCGTGCACCTGCGTGGCGAGGTGCTGCGCGACTCGGAGGTCCGACACACGAAGAACGGAAGCCCAGTGTTCAACTTCACGTTGGCAGTCGATGGGTACAAGCGTGACAAGTACGCTGACTGCGTGGCATTCGACTCGGTGGTTGACCAGTTCGAGGGGTTCATGCAGGAGGGCGAGGACGTCGAGGTATTCGGCTCGCTGTCCGAGCGCACGTGGACCGACCCGTCTGGAATCAAGCAGACGCGCGACATCGTGCGGTGCAACAGGGTAATCGTCCACGACGAGCAGGAGGAAGAGTAAGGATTTCTGGTCGTATATTTGTAAGATACGAAAAGGCCAAAGGTACAAGGAGATAAAGAATGATTAATGTCGTAACTATATCGGGTAATTTGGGCCGCGAACCTGAACTCAGACAGACTCAGGGCGGTACGCAGGTGCTTACGTTCTCGCTTGCCGTTTCAGACCGAAAGCGCAACCCGCAGAGCGGCGAGTGGGAGGAAGTGACCAACTGGATTCCCTGTGTCGTGTTCGGCAACCGCGCCGAGAGCCTGAGCAGATTCCTCTCCAAGGGGACAAAGTGCGCGGTCGAGGGCAAGCTACGTCAGTCCAGCTACAAGGACAAGAGCGGCCAGAACCGCTCCAAGATTGAGGTCATCGTTGACGACGTTGAGTTCATGAGCGGTTCTAAGTCCCAGAATCAGCCGCAACAGCAGCAGCCGAACAACTACACCAACCAGTACCAAAACGGGACTTATTCGGCCCCTCAGCAGCCTCAGACAGGCTATCAGCAGCAGGACGTGTACGCAAGCAGCGATATCCCATTTTGATGCCGTGTCAATAGTGGAGGCAGTGTTCGGAAAGGTCAAGGTGACCCATGGCTGACTATGACCTCTGGTCTGTGACTCAACTGAGAATGTAGTATAATGGTTGTTGCGGGTGGTAGCCGCGATAACCTATAATGTGTACTCACGGCCCGTGTTGTCTGCTACCACCAGACGCACGGGCCGTAGTGGTTAGGTGGTAGCTGACCATGGAAGAGGTCTGGAAGCCGATAGAAGGCTACGAGGGGCTTTACGAGGTGAGCAACCTCGGCAGGGTAAGAAGCCTGTTATTCCATAACAACCAGACAACGTTCAGTCGACTTAAGCTGTTGAGCACAACAGACAACGGACATGGGTACCTGATAGTAGGGCTACGCGACGGAAAACATCGAAAGAACCACTACGTCCATAGGCTAGTTGCTCAGGCGTTCATACCGAACCCGCGCAATTTTCCGAACATCGACCATATAGACCACGATAGGTCAAACAATGCCGTTGAGAACCTTCAGTGGATAACGCAGAAGGATAACGTCAGACGCTCACGACACCTCATGTGCAAACAGAGGAGACCGATGACAAACACGGGTGAGAGGTACATATCGAAACTAAAAGGAGGCAGGTTCAGGGTATCGCTGCCTTGGAAAAGATATTGGAGAACATTCGAGACGTTAGAGGAAGCAGTGGAAGCGAGAGATGAAGTCACCAAAGAAGCCTAGCGTGTTTAGCGAGGAGCGCGAGTGCTGGATATGCCATAGTCCAGTTGTTCACAAGCATCATGTGTGCGGGGGAGTCGGCAGGCGTCCCATCTCGGAGCGCGAGGGCCTTTGGCTCTACCTGTGTCCCTACCACCACAACATGAGCGACTTCGGCGTCCACTTCGACAAGGAGCTGGACGAGGCAATCAAGATGGAGGCGCAGCGCCGCTGGGAAGAGCGCGAGGGCCTTGAGGGTCAGGAGGCACACGACGCCTTCCGTGCCGTGTTCTACG